CGGCTTGTCCTTCTGAAATGCCGGCAGCGCCGGCGCGAGGTGGGAAGCCCCGCGCCGATCGGCGCGGGCGCGAGCATCACGAGCGGACGGTCATCCGGCCCGATGCATTGATGCGCTTCGGCACGAAGACCGGCGCCGACTGCGTCATGACGAATTCGCCGGCCGGGTCCTCGTCGATCCAGTTCTTCGAGAAGAGCCGCGCCGCGCCGTAATTGTTGCGCGGGTCCTGGATCGCGCCGTAGCAGGGCGTGCCCTCGAAGGCGGACGGCGCACCGGCAATGACGGTATAGTCGGGCAGCAGCGGCTTGATGGTGCCGTCCGTGTCCTCGTAATTGTCGTTGTAGATATAGATTTCGGTGACGCCGATCCGGCCGAGAAAGACCGGCGAGCCCAGCACGCCCGGCTTGAAGCCCAGGTCGATCGCGCTGCTGGTCTGCCCGAGCGTGGTGTCGAGCTTGTCCTTCAGCTTGGTGTCGGCCTTGAGCAGCTGTCCGGCGAGCTTGTCCATGACGACATGGCTGGGCGCGGCGCCGCTTTCGGTGGCGATGTCCTGGATGAGGCCTTCCAGGCTGTCGACGGCGGACACGCCGTTCTGGCCCCAGCCGGCGCCGGGCAGGAGGATGCGGGTCAGCGACGCCTTGCGCTTATAGTCGACGACGGCGCGCGGATAATCCTTGCCCTCCATCACGCAGGCACCGGTCAGCAGGATCTGCGCCGACATGATCTCCTCGCGCCGCTCGATCTTGGTCTTGTGGCTGAGCAGATAGTCGAGGAAATACAGGTCGCGGCGCTGGCCCAGCGTATAGGCCCCGCCGATCGGCTCGCCCGGGCGGCGCTTGCTGATCTTGTCCGGATCGATCCGGTCCTTCGGCTTCAGATAGCCGGGCGAGAAGCTGTCGGTCTGGAAACCGCGCAGCGGGGTCTGCGAGCCGAGCGCATAGGGGCTGACCCAGGGCGCGGCGCGCAGGTCGTCGAACACCCGGTCGAACTTCACGTCGGCGGTGTCGAATTCGAGCGGCTGTCCGCCGAAGAAGAGCGTGCGCAGAAAGTTGCCGGGCACGTACAGCGGCGCGATGACGCCGACCAGCGTCTGGGGATCATAGAGCATCGTGGCACTCCGAGGATGAAAAGGGGGCGGCACGACCCCCGGTCGCACCGCCCCACGGGATGGTCGTCAGCGTCGGGCGCGTCAGGCCGAGATGGTGATGCCCTTGTCGCGCAGCCCCTCGCGGATGCTGGCGAGCGTGTGGCCGGCGCCGAGCACCAGCGACTCGCCGTTGAGGTTGCCGACCTCGTAGACGATGGCATCAACATCGCCGGCCGTCGCATCGACGCCGTAGGGCAGGACGAGGTCAGGCACTTGGCTGCCATCGGTCGCGGCAGCGACCGACAGCGTCGCCTTCTTGCTGGCGGTGATGGTGCCCAGGACGGAGCCGGAGGCGTAGACGCTGCCCGCGAGCAGCGTCACCTTGCGGGTGACGGGCGAGCCGGAGCGGATTAGGGAATTGGCGACGGGCGACGATTGCGTCGCGGTGCCGGCGGACTGGTACATGGGCAGATCCTCAGGTCGGAGGGCGGATCAGGCGCGCGCGAGATGCGCGAGGCCGGGATGGTTGGCGGCCGCCGCCAGGCCGAGGATGCCCTTCGACTTCTCGGCAGCGGTCTTGACCTTGGACGGGTCGGCGGTGGCGGTGCCGGCGCGCTGCTCGGGGAGCTGGTCGGCCGACACCGCGCTGTCGCGCAGATCGGACATCGACGCGCCACGCGTCTTCGCCGCCTGGGCCAGGCCGATCGCGAAATCACCGATCGTGCCGCCACTTTCGACGGCCGCCTTGAAACCAGCCGACATGTTCGTCTCCGGGCATAGCGCGGCGAGGCCCAACACCCGGGTACGTTCGGCCGCGGTGGCGGTCTCATTGGCCTGGGCACGGGCGGCAGCGACATCGCCGGTCGCCTCGGGCGCAGTGGCAACGGCGGTGACGGGGATCGAGCAGCCGATCGCGGTCAGCGCCGCGCCGATCGCGGTCGCCTGCTGCTCGGCACCGACGACGGTGAGAGCAGAAATTCCGGCAAGGCCCTGAGCGGCCGCCAGCACGTTTGCGGGGTCCAAATTGGTCTCCATGGATGCGCGGGCACCGGACTTTCGGCCCCGCTGGGTAGTGGCCGGCTGGCGGCCGTTCACGACTGCGACGAACTCGGCCTGCGAGTCCGCCCAGCCCATGACCTTGTCGACGAGGCCGACCTTCACCGCCTCCTCGCCGCGATAGATGCGAGCCTCGGTCGCCCGCACGGCCTCCTCGCTCAGCCCGCGCGCGGTCGCGACATGGGCGACGAACCGGCTATACGCGACGTCGATATCGGCCTGGATCTCGGCGCGGACATCGTCGGGCAGCGCTTCGAAGGGATTGCCATCGGCCTTGTGCGCGCCGGCCGTGATCAGCGTGACCTTGACGCCCGTCTGTTCGAGCTGGGCCGAGAAATCGGCATGCATGGTGATCACGCCGACCGATCCGGCATAGCCCAGGTCCTGGACGGTGATCTCGTCGCAACAGGCGGCGATCGCATAGGCGGCGGATGCGCCGACGCCCCGGATGATCGCGCGACTGGGCTTCTTGCCCCTGTCGGCCATCATCTGGGCGCATAGCTCCATCAGGTCGGCGACCTCGCCGCCCGGCGAGCTGATATCGCAGATGACACCCTTCACGCCGGTATCGCGCTGGGCGATCTTCCAGGCGGACAGCACCGCGTCATAGCCGGTGAAGCCCGACGACGGGTTCACGCCGCCGCCATTTTCCGCCAGCAGCTCGCCGCGCACGTTGATGTGGGCGACACCATCCTGCACGTCCATCCGCCAGTCGGTGGTGGTGGTGGTGGGCAGCACGTCGGCCGAGGTACGCTTGGCCTCGATCTCGCTGCGCGCCGTCGCCGCGCGCGCCTCAAGGTCGGAGAGCGGCAGCACCTCGCCGCCGGCATGCATCAGCAGCTGCGACACGTCGAAGCGCGGCCCGACGACGCCCAGCACGATCGCCGCCGTCGCCGGCAGGACCGCAAGCGGCCGGTTGAACAGCCGCTGCGTGATATCCGCGCGGCTGAAGGAGCGAATGCTCATGCGTTGTCCTTCTTGCTGTCCGACGCGTCGTCTGAGGACGCCTCATCGTCCGGCTTGTCGCCGTCCGGGGCCTTGGCGGCGCCGGCGGTGGTCGGGACCGGCAGGCCCTCCGCCACCCAGGCGCGATGCTCGGCGCCGCGCCGCCGGATGTTCTCGCGGAAGCTGCCGCCGGTCAGCTCGGCGGTGATGTCCTCGCCGGTCCGCCAGCCATGCGCCTCCTGCACCTCGAAACCCTTGGCCTCCTGGAGCGGATTGAGGCTGATCTTGCCGTCGCCCCGCCAATTCGCGCCCAGCCAGGCGGCGCGCACCCGCAGGTCGCTGAAGAAGCCGGGCATGACATAATGGCCCAGCGCCACCTGCTCGGCGACGAAGCACAGATAGGTGAGCGCGCAATCGTCGCTGGCGAACCAGGCGCGGTCGGCGCGCACCTGCATGTAGAGCGCCTCCAGCTCGGCCTTGCTGGCGGTGTAGCTGCTGTTGAACATCAGCATCAGCACCCCGGCCGGGATGCCGAGCGCCGCCCCGATCTGGCGGACGATCGCCTGGAAGAACGGGTCGAACGCGCTGTTCGGCCGGCCGGGCGACTTGATATCGACGTCGGCGTCGTTGTCGATCTCCATGACCGAGCCGGCTTCGAACTTGTACTGACCGCGCTCGGGCGGCGCGTCATATTGCTCGCCACCCTCGACACTGACGCCGCCCTCGCCGTCGCCATAATCCGGCTCGGGCATCGGCTGCGCACCGGGTGACTTGTAGACGATAGCGAGCATCGCCGACATGACGGTCGCGAGCAGCTCCGCATCCGACGCATCCGAGATCGTCTTCAGCGGCTCGATGATCGTCGCCAGCAGTCCGACGCCGCGGTCCTGCTCGGGCCGCTCGCGTTTAAAGACATGGACGACACGCGGCAGCGCCAGCTTGTGGTCCCACGCCTCGATCCGCTCGGGGATCAGCCCATCGACCGAGCGCAGCATCAGGTCGCCCGGATGCTGCTTCAGGATGTGATAGGCGACAGGCGCCCCCCAGCGGTCCGTCTCGACGCCGCCGGCGATCTGGCGGCCGGTGGTCGGGTCGATCGCGCCGTCCGCCACGGTCGGCGGATTGCACAGCCGGTCGGCCTCGATCAGCTTCCAGGCGGTGGCATGGACGCGGCCGGGCTGGTCCTCCGGCATGACGCGCAGCTTGACCATGTCGCCCGATGTGATCGTGCCGCGATAGGCGACCGCCTGGAGCCC